TGATCTTATGGATCTCAAGAAGGGTCTTGCGAGCCTCGCAGGTACAGCTACTGTCAGTGGAATCCTGTGCGCTGGACTGCCAATCACAAGCAGCCTGCCAAATATTCCAAGAGCCATGAGTTACTGGAAATAAATATTCTCCGTCCTCTGATTCTGGGCATCTCATTGTCAAGCTAAACCCAAGGCGCAACGCCACTGCTTCAAATTCTTCTCTGCTATCGCTCACGCTGACACCCCGCTATCTACCCGTTTAAACTCGAGCACCCACACCCAGGGGTTTTTATCCCAAGATTCTGGGCCCTTGATTGACTGCCAAAGAAACCGAAATGCCCGAAGAGGTTTGTCGTGCCAGCGCAGGCCAGATTCAGCGGCTTCTGCCTCGCCGCACACACCCTCTGCCCTGGCATCTTTCTCGCTAATATCCTGCAACCGCTCAACCCGAACAGCGGTGATCTCAAGCGTGATCCTGCTGGCCCAGCGGGGCATGTGGATAGATGGGCGCCATGGCTCGGCGTCTACCCCTTGCGTCGCCCTGTACTCAACGCGCCGGCAGTACTCTTGATCGGGGGTGTACCGAGCAATACCAGTCTTTAAGGGCTCATGCGGCGGATTGATTCCGACCAAGCCGCGCCAGGTCTCCCGGACCCAAAGCCGATCGCCGATCTGACCGAATGGGAAAGAGAAATACTGCGTTTCGCTATGCTCGATTCTAGTTTTTTTGGTATTCAGAATTGCCCAATAACTCTTACCCTCTCTGCGCCGATCCGTGGAACTCATGATGTTGAGCAGCTGGTGATTGTCGCTTGGCGGCTGAACCTTCATTACACGCCGCGTCTGCGTCTTCCGGCCAGCCAGAATTGCCCGAACCATTTCGTCATTAAATAGAATTGGAATCTGTTTCACTGTCTTCATTAGTAGTACCCCACGAATGGCGCCGGGCTGGCGGACGGCATGGCCAGAAACGAACGTACAGAAACTGGCGATTCAGGCTTTCGATCCGCGACTGGCGTTCTGCCATCCTGTTTCTTGGCGTGATACTCGCATTGAGAGCGCAGTTTCATTTCGTCTACGCCCAGATCGCGGGCGATAACCACCGTGGTGTTTTCGGCTCTGATGCTGCGCTGGCGGTCGCGTTCGGTGATGTCAGCCCATAGCGCATCAATGGTGTCACTGGGCACATCTTGATAAGCCTGCGAGCTGTGTGCGTACTTGATACCCTTTCCGGCTATGCGATCAATAGCGCGGCTGCTAAGGCCATGCTTCTCACTTAGCACGTCTGTGCGCAGTTTCCGCGCTGCTTTGCCAGCTGCCCGCCCGATGTCATACCTGCGCATGCCTTCGGCGTGCTGCTCGGGTGTTAATTTGGTGTCGTTTGTCACGCTTCTGCTCCTTTTTGTGACGTGTCACGATCTGCATAAACCAACGCAAGAACATATTCGGTTTGGTCTTCGTACCCGCCTGCTTGGGCGCCGCCTTCAATCGCTGCTCGTTCGCTGGCGGCCAAATCCATGCGGAAGGGTTTCATGCCAAGTTCTTGCTCACGCTCACGCTGGCGGCGCTTACGTTCTGCTGGTGTGAGTGCCATCAGAGTTCTCCCAGCTTCTTTAGTGCTACCCGCCCTGCTTTCACCAACGCCAGGCGGTGTGCTTTTTTCTCTTGCCCGCTAATGTTCATCAGCTGCAGCAAAAAAGCCACTTGCTCCAGAGCGGCCATTGGCCGGTTTTGAGCAGCCAGTAACATGGTGCACTCACAATCACTTGCGGATGTGCCAAGCAGCTGGACCGCCATTTTCCGTGTCGCTTGATTCAGCATTCTGCTAACTCCTTACTCCGCCGGCTGGCGGCTATCTTGATTTGTGCCATCGTAATCAGCACATCCAGCCCGCCTTCTGGTAGTTCGCCCATGGCCATCCACCGATTTATTACGGCATGCTCGGCACGGCTCACCGCCACTAAATTGCCCGTCGCAATGTTGCTGCCGTCCAGGTCACGAAATCGCACGATGTGACCTTTGGGTAGCGGCCCGTTGTGCTCTTCCCATACCAGCACGTGCACAAACCGCCAGTTTTTATCCGCCCGGCCCTGGGGCGCGTCGTCCCGCACTTTGCGCTTGCGGTAACCGTAGCTATCGATCACTTCGGTACCGATGGGTTGGGTATTCGCAGGCCTGCCGCCGGCCTTAAACTGGGTTTCCGAAGAGCGGCCGCCGGCTTCGAACGCCATGCTTTTGTTCCAGCTGCTGTGGCCTTCCCGAAAGCACCCGGGCTTTTCGCGCTCCAGGTACTCTGGCGACTTTTTCAAGCCCAGCTTCACAGCGCGGTTGCGCACAGACAGCACCTTGCGGCCCATCATTTGCGCCACTTCCGCGTTTGATCGGTTTGGGTGCAGCTGGGTCAGCCATTCGTCTTGCTGTGCCGTCCAGGGCTGGCGGTAGGGTTGCGTGTTCACGGCTTACTCCTGATTTCCCAGCATTTTTGGCAACTTGTAACCAATGCCGAATTCCTTACGGTGTTTTTCTCCGTCCAGCACCAGCCGGGCATTGGACACAATCTCTTTGCTCAGGCTGGTAACGCCCGCACTGCGGCGCAATTCGCGTTCCAGGTCATCGCCTTTCAGCGAGTCGTTGTTCAGCCTGCCCAGCTGGGCGAACAGCACTTCGTTCAAGTCGCTCAAATTAGTGGCCATCGTTCTCATCCCCCGTTTCGAAATCGTTAATCATCTGGTCTAATGCACCTGCCACCGTTCAGGCTGCGTGATTGAGGCATCGGTATCGCGCTCCACCCACTTATCCATTAAGACCGACACGGCCAGAATGGCATCGTCAACGGCCCGATACTCTTCTTTACCGTCACTTAGAAGGGCTGCAAGGCAATGCACTTCGGCCAACTCGCGTTTTGTGAGCTCTGTCGCTGGCAAATCGCAGTCGTCAACAAAGCCTGTGACTCCCGGGAATCTGTGCTTCATCTCCTGTTGATGCTGCCAAGCGTGGTATTGAGCCTGCACTTCGTCCGCAAACTCAGGGCCTGCCACCTCTTCAGCGCCGATAAAAAACCGCGTTACCGGCCCCATGCGCCACAACTTCAGCAGGCGATGACCGTCTGGCGTTGGCAGCGTTGCGTAACCGCCGTTCTTGCGGGCTTCATGGGCCATGTTGCTGACGGTTTGCCAGGGATCAAACAGACTCATGACTCAAGCTCCGCCTGTTTCTTCAGATAGATTTCTTCGCGATCCACAGAAATACTCTTTGGCGCATCCACTCCGATCCGCACCTGATTCGCGTGCACACCCAGAACGGTTGCTTTAATCAGTTCGCCGCTGGCGGTTTTGAACACCAAGGCCTCACCTGGCCTACGAGATAAAATAAGTGCCATAAATTATCCTTATGCCGCTGTGGGCTGTGGTTGGTTGTCCAGGGCATCTGCGGCTGCAGTCGCGTTCACTTCGTCGTCACCCACGAAATACATCGGGCAGCCCTGGATAATTTCGACGGTTACCAGCTCACCCCAAGGCCACATTTGACGCTCAGCCATTTGTGAAGGCTCACTCGCAGCCAAAGCCACCAGCTTCTGCAAGCGATCGAGGCCGATCATGCTGCACCAGGAGGCGTTGGCTGCGCGTTTACCGCAGCCCTTGCTAAGCGGAAGGCGACAACGCGGCCTGCACTGGCGGGCTGCTCACGTGGCTTGAAACGGAAGTGGTTAGCGCCGGCCAGCTGTGAGTCACAACCCAGAGAGTTGGCGAACTGGATGATGGACATAATAGGCGTGGTGTCTGGAAGTTCTAGAGTGATTGTTGCCATGGTGATTCTCCTGCTTATGCGAACTGAGAGCTGATTTGGGTGCGACCGATACGGCTGGCGGTCACCGGTGGGCGTGATGGACTGACCGAGGAAGGCTTGCTGCGCAGCGCTGGCGCCATGGCGAAAACCATCAAGGCCCAGGTAAGCATGCGAGCGCGGAACAGGCCCGCCATCCAGCCCTGGCTAATCAGATCCACTCTGCTGTGGGCGTGAAATTGGTCTTTGGCTTCGTCGAGGTGCCATAAAACGGTATCTGGCGAGATGCCCAGATCCCGGGCAATTTCTTTGGCGCTCATGCCGCGAGCGGCGAGCATGACGACCTGGCCACGGCGTGGCGGTAAAAGTGTGGTGTCCGCCAGCTCTACGAGCATGCGTGGGTATGTTGGTTTAAGTTTGCGCCCCATGATGTTGTCTCCCTGATCAACGTTATGTGTTAAATACTAAACGGACTGTTTACGCCAGTCAACACATAATGTTTAGTTTTAGAAACTATTTTCTAGCCCCAGAAGTGAGCGCAGGCATGCCGGCTGGTTAAAGTGCTTGTATAAAGTTCCGGGGAAAGGACTAATCGAGACTTTGTGGGCGCTAAACGCTTGGAAGCAGGAATTGCAGGCAATAAAAAACCCGCTCAGGGGCGGGCTTCGGAATCAGTTCAGTGTTTTCGCAACACCTCGTTGGTTATATAATGGTGAAATGCATCAGGCATGTGCCGCCATGGAACCGTCTTGTCAGTGTAATAAGCAGCCCGCGCAAGATGGCGCTCAGAGAGCTTGCTCATATCCTCATAAACCGCAATAACCTTCATAGGATCTTGTCGGTTCTGGGTTGAGCTCCACAGCAGTTCGGCCTCAAGCAATCGCTCGTTGGAAGTGGCCACCACAATGGATATCGGCGTTTCAGACATAAAATATGCGTCAACAAAGATCTGCTTATTTGGATCCGCCGGGAAATCGTAACGCGCTTCAATGCTCGTTTCCATGGACACCTGGCGCAGCGCCGCCATTATTTCTTCTTTGAACGTCGACATTTGCCGGTCTTGCCGGAGCGCACTAAGAACCTGCATCTGCGCCGAACATTCTGCCACTTTCATCGCTAGACTGGCGATTTCACCCGCGGCGGCCGCAATACAGAACAGTTCTTCATTCGCTTCATCCCAGGCAACCGTGTGGGTGGCTTTGATCGATGCCAGCCAGCTCTTAGCTTTAGATCCATCAAGGCTGATGCCGTCCGTCATCAGGCGATACGCAGACTCGCCATTATCATCCAATCGGAATTGGCCGCCAGGCATGCGTGAAATGAATACCACAACGCTGTCGCCATCGTCGTAGTTGAACGGCGTGCGGATTAATGCCCCGCCTGACTCTGTAGGCGAAATATGGAAACCGCTGCATAGGTCGGCTTGAAGTGTTTTTGTATCCATTAAAAAAGCCCTCCCTTAGCACCTGTCAGCGAAATGCCAAAACAGTTTAATGCCCTGCTCACTAGATTGATACGGTCAATTTCCAGCTTAGGGTTCCAGTTCTGGGTCTTTTTCAGGTTTAGGATTTTTGTCCCTGGCAGCCCCCGATTAACAAGGTCGCGGCCATCTTCGCAGTTAACGTGTACGTGCAGCCCCCTGTGCGAAGGGTGGTAGTCCAGTCTTGAGACAGGCACTAAATCTGCACCCTGCGCTAGAAACAGCCACGCGGCAAAGCTTCGCTTCTCAAGAATCGCCCCGTCACGCCACACAAACAACACACGGTATGGGCCGCCGGCATCCATAACGTCTGTATGGTGGAGCCTCTTGCCCTTCAATCGCAAGAATTTGGGCATATCCCGAGAAGAGCTGGCGTGCTTAAAGTCAACCGAGTCAATCAGTTTTGGCTCCCGCAAATGATCCCTTACCTGCTGCTTGCTTAGCATAATGCTCCCTACCTCAACACCGACCACCAGAACACACGCCCGATGATCCTGATATTTTCATCAGCCATCTTCTGCGCCGGGTAGTCCTCGGGCTCATGCTCTATGGCGTTCTGGCTAACAATCTTGATGCCGCCACCTGGGCGCCGGTGCAGGTACTTCACCCGCAGCATGCCGTCGTGGTCGATCGCATAGATTTCGCCATCCCTGACCGTAGTATCGCCAGTGTTCACGCCTATACAGGTACCGTCCGGCATGACGGGCTCCATGCTGTTTCCCTTTACAAACGCACAGGCGGCGTGCTCTTTCTGTACGCCTGCTCGTGACAGCGTGGACTTGGCGAACCTCAGCTTGGCGCCGTGATTCTCAATTACCTGAGTTTGGCCAGCTCCAGCCGCCAGCTCTACTTCCCTGAATAGCGGCAATTCAACCTCGTCATCATCCAATGGGGTGTTGCTGTCCCAGACGTCCATGCGTCCTACAAATTCAAGCTCATCTGCAGGAGGGGTGGTGATTCTGTGATATGGGGTCCTTTGCTCACTGACCGCATGGCCAGCATTGTTGCCAGTCATCACCCAGTCGATAGTTCTGCCTAGGAAATCCGCCACTTTCGGCAATGCGTTTTTTGGTATACCGCGGGCTTTCCAGTTCTGAACAACTTGATCACTCACGCCAATATGGCGCGCCAAGTCGGCCCACTTTCTACCGATATCGTTTAGTTCTTTGTCAACTCTGTGCGCTGTCTCGTTCATAAACAGATTGTTTGTGTTTATTCGTCGGCCCGCAATGCACATTTTGTTGACTGTACTACACGCAACGTTTAGATTTGTACCCATGACGACACTTGCCCGCGACATTAAGAAATCAGGCGGAGCTTCTGCTCTGGCCCAAAAACTCGGAGTGAGCCTTCAAAGGCTCAACAATTGGCGCAGCCGTGGGCGGATTCCCGCCGATATGGTGATTCGCTATTCCTGCGCTCGTGATTGGGAGGTAACTCCTCACCAGCTCCGTCCCGACATCTACCCGAACCCCACCGACGGCCTCCCTGCTGGCAAAGAGCCAGGAGAGGCTGCGTGATGGTTTCTATTAAACCGTTTTCAGTAACGAAAGGTACCGCCCTGAACGGTGGTGGCTATC